CTAGATTTTTATTTTGTTTATTTCAGTCCATAATCTATTCTTTGACTCATTGGTGTACACGTCAAACGTAATATCATTCATTCTGTGGCCTAATACCTTCTTTCGGATATAGACATTAAGGTTATTCATTTGGCATAGCGTAGCGAATGTTTTACGCGTATCATGCATTGTGTGATGTGTATTCAATAGCTTGTTTACTTTAATCAATACAGTTCTAGTAGTAAAATTAGCATAAGTTACATCTACCAGTCTTTTTTCAGGCTTTAACAGTTCATCGATAACATATTGTTTAATATCATCATGAATAGGCACAATTCGGTTCTTACCAGCCTTAGTCTTAGAACCGGTAATCATATAGCTTATAAGTCTTTCTGTGCCGTCATCATCGCATTTTTCATCAATATGAATATTATCTCTTTTGATATTCAGCAATTCATTAATTCTCACACCAGTATAGATAAATATCAGCATTATATGCGCTTCTGGAGTATCAGCTTTCTTTAATGCTAGTATTTCATTAATAGTATAAGGTATATGCATATCAGACTCCTCATACTTAGCAATTCTTATATAAGAAGTATAATCATCATTACGTTCAATACACTGATTAACAACAGCATATCTAAATACCTTTGTGCATATCGTCTTCATATGTACCTGTGTACTGTGGTTAGATCCATCTTCATCAAATACATCCTGAATCATTCTCAGAGTTATCTGATCTATCTTTAAATAATGCAGCTTCTTCAGATGTTTAATTGCACCATGCATGCTATTCTGTGTTTGAGGTGACAACAAAGAAAATTCATCCTTATCAAGAATATAATATATATCCAGGAACGTAGGCACTTTCTTACTCATCTTATCCTGAACCTTCTGGTAAACCTCAGGATCAATCTCCATTGCTTCCTTCTTGCTTATCGTATTATTCACAGTAAGAGAATACAAAGACAATGCATTAAGTGCTTCTTGATACGTTTCAAACGTTCCAATTACTAATCTTTTCTTTTCTCCATTTGTCAGATTTCTTTCATCCAATGTAACTTTTGCACAAAACGGCTTTCTTCTTCTGCCGCTAAGCTTTACTACCGTCCCTGATCCATTAGGACGTCTTTTATACTTTACCATAATCATATTCCTTTCTTGATTGCCTCAAGCGTACTAACTATGGTATAATTGAGTACGCAAAAGACTATTTACTCGATACAAACTTTTGCTCGGCCAATACTGTTCCCGCAGTGTTGGTCTTTTTTAGTATTTTTTTACCAAAATTTCTCCCTTCGCCCACTTTGTAAATGGGCTTTTTTACTTTTAGATGGCCTTGTTATAGCTTTCTTTGAAATGCAACAACTTTTCCAATTATCTCAGCATTACCTTCTCCTTTAAGAACAATATCTTTATAGTCTGAGTTCTCAGCCTTTAAAACTTTTAAATCTACATCTTCATAATAAACAAATCTTCTAATAGTTTGAGTTGTCTCATTTTGTACTGCTACTAAATCGTTATTCTGAATTTTATCTGTTAGCAAATAAAAAACTATATCGTCTTCAAGAATATCAATATTACTCATTGAATTATCGAGCATTTTTAAACGATTATACTCGTTAGACGGATCATCAACATATATAACATTAAAACCGTCCTTATTTTTTGAAATAGAACGTGCTTTAGCAGTGGCGACAACATCCTTATAATCAATATCTAGTTTATTACATATGCTAGCTAACACATCTACATCAATTCGTGAAGTGCCATCCTCATATCTTTTTAATGTACTTTTTGTTTTCTCTCCACCAAGCATATCAACTAATTTATCCAGACTGATTTTTTTCTTTCTTCTCTCATGTTTGATAATTTTTCCAATTTCTACATATAAAGACTTATCTACTTTTGGCATCTTATCACCTCCTTTTCTTTATTTATACTATATCATAAATATGAAACATATTACACAAATATGGTACTTTATACCAGTTTTCTGTGACTTTTTACCTTTTTTGTATTGCTTTTAATGTTATAAGGGTGTACTATACAATTGTGCCATGGATATGGCACATCAAAAGAAAGGATGTGCAAATATGACAGAACATTTTTCTATTGAACAATTAACACCTGAAGAGGCTAGAAATTATCGTGGTATTTCAGCTGAAAGCATGGCTAAACGATTAGGTCTGAGTAAGAATGCATATTTGAGTAAAGAAAAAGGAATCACTAAATTCTATGTAGATGAAGCTTTGAATTTTTGTGAACAAGTATCTATGCCTTTTAGTGCTATTATTTTTTTAAAAGAAAAGTGCCATATATATGGCACACAAAAATAAAAAATATTGGTATAAATATAATCATGCCCACATACAGCCATATCACTAACCATTCGAGGACATGACAGAAGCCCTTAGAACTACATGCTAGATTACCTACATTCTAGATTAAAAGCACATTCTAGATTATCTACAATTCTAGTTAATTCTGTCAGATTTTTGAACTAATCCATAAAGTAAAAGTTTTGTATCGAGTATCTTTTCATTAAGTTAAATGACTTTCAATAAGTGGTATGGCTCTATGTGGGTGTGATAACAAGGAGGTGATTGAGAATGCGAACAGCAAATAAAAATGAATACTCAATGAGTATTCAGGAGGCAATGGATATGACAGGAATGTCCAGGAATTTTATTCTTAACGCAGTAGAACAGGGCAAATGGCTAGGTACTGTTATTACAGTAAAGGGTCGTAGATCTGTTCATATTCCAAGGATTGCATTTATGCATTATCTTGGAATATCTGAAGATAACAATTAAATATTAAACAAATTTGTAGGCATCTAAGGCCGGAGGACTGATATTTTTTCTAAAATGTTTTTTTCATTAATTTTCACGATCTCAAGTATAAACCTTTGTAGGATGATGCATGTAGCTTTTACTGGCCCTCCGGCGCTAGATGCCTATGAATAATTAGAATCCAAAGAAAGGAGAATAAATCATGTATAAGGAGAAGAAGACTTATGAACTATTTTTCTGTGATCCTGATGGAGCACGCAGAAAGATAGATACTATTCCTGATTATTGTAAAGCCGTTGTTACTGCAAGAGGTTATTCTACCAGTTTCAAGAGTGATGTAATCATTCATGAAGTATCAGGTAATAAGAACACAGGTAGAATGATGCTCTACTCATATGCCTCAGGGCAGTGGTGGAGACCTCTAAATAGCTAAAAAAAATGGAATGCTTTGCGATAGCATTCCAGTGTCTTAGAACAAGATTCTGAATGAGCCTCTTTTGGAGGCAACTTCATTATAACAGATATTGAAGAAAAAGGAGCGATTTTGAATGAAAAATTTAAATAAAAATAGGGCGTTATGCCTTTTATCAGATGTATGCATATTAGTTATTCTAATTTCCATGGTTCTTACTGGCAATAACTGGAACTCAACAGAAGTGAAAGTCTTCTGCTGCAGTTCATTATTCATGAATATGCTGTTTGTTCAGTATTTCTTGATCATGGGAGGTAGATAGCATGGATCTAGAGCTACAGAAAGAGATGTTTGCTAATCATGTCGCAACTCTCAAGGATTATGGTGATATCAAGGTACTTGACTTCCAGAAGCCAGGAACCAACTACTACAGAATCAGATTCATGTTTGAGGAAGATCATGACAGAGTGCACATCTCTGGTGATCTCGGTGAACTGATTGCCTATAATTATGCCGGATTGAATTTTAGAAACTTCATAGATTACTGCCGTCGAGAATGTATCTTTTTCAAGCTCAGGGTGAAATGCAGCAGTAATCCTCTTTATACATATGATAGAGAACTTGCCGAAAAACAGCTTCTTCAGAAAACAAAGGATAACTATACGCTCGATAGAATCGCTGATTACTTCGATGTATGTGAACCTGAAGATGCAGTTAAACCTTTTATAGAAAATGTTTTGGATGGTTTCAGTGATACAGAAGGCATCTGTGAAATAGGAGAAAGAACACTTTTGAATATAGATTATTCAGCCTTTGACCCTATTGATGAAATTGGATTAGAAGAAGGACCTGATGTTTTTGATGTCTATCTTTTGGCTTTCAAATTAGCATATAGACAGCTACAGGAGAAAGGAGTGGTGAAGTGATGTATAAAGTATCTCATGCTCCAATGGAAATGATGCATAAGAAAGTAGTAAGAGACATTGCTAAAGCAATTGATCATACATATTATGGCGCATCAATAGAAGATGTCTCTTACTCAGAAGAGATTATTGATGATATGGATATCATTTCTACTATTCATATAAATGGTGCTAATGGTTCACATTTCAAGGCTCAGGAAAAAAATCTTCCTGAGTATGAGATGTTAGAGTGGGTGATGCACCAATTTCTGAGATTCTTGAGGGAGGAGTCCCTATGATGGCAGAAATTGATACAGCAATATTGATAGGCAGCATCAGTGATATAAACGAGCTTGAGTATTTAAAGGATATCATCGATGCAAGAATAAAATATCTAAAAGAATGTACTGCCAGAGCAGTAGTAAGCGCTGCGCTGGAGGAGGAATAGACAATGAATGCATATGAATTATTAATATTAATTTTCTTTGCTCTCACTATCAGTGCTGATTTTGTTGGCATAGTAGCAAGTTTCAATGCGATTAGAAGATATCAAGAAGCATTGGATATTCTTCACAAATGCGAGGATATCCTGTCTATCGCGGAAAAATCTAGAAAACAGGGGGTGATTCACTCTGACTGCTGAACAGATGAAAGCGGTCTTGAATGATTTTCTGAATGAATTGAAATATGAGGAGAAAGCCCTCAACACTGTGAAGCAGTATAGAAGGGCATGTACTAATTTCTTATCCTCTATTGAAGATAAGAACAAGGAAGTTAAAAAGGATGATGTGATGGCTTATAAGAGCATGATGCTTGATGAATATAAGCCATCCACTATTAATGTATCAATAATCTGTATAAACAAGTTTCTTAGGTACTGTGAGACAGAATCACTCGAAAGAGGGCATCATTCTAAGATGGAAGTTAAGACGATCAGAGAGCAGTATGTCTCATCATTAGAGGATGTGCTCGAACCAGGCGAGCTGAAAAGGCTTTTAAAGTATGCCAGACGATTAGGATATGATGATATTTATTTAATCATGAAGATTTTTGCGTACACAGGCATACGTTTTCAGGAGCTTAAGGATTTCACAGTTCCGAATATGAAGCATACGATCATACGAACTAATTCAAAAGGAAAGGTTCGAGAGATCATATTGAGGGATGACCTCAAGAAAGAAATTAATCAGTATGTTAAGAGACACAGAATTATTGACGGATACATATTTAGAAATGGCAATAGTGATGAATTGATTCCGTATCATGTCGTATATAGAAAGATAAAGAAAGTTGCTGGTGCAGCTAAGATAAACAAGAAGAAAGTGCATCCGCACTCCTTCAGACATTTATTCGGAATTACATTTATGCAGCAGGGCGGCAATATCGACGAGCTTGCTGACATCTACGGACATAACTCACTAGAGACTACACGCATTTATCTTCGTACTACTGCGAAGATGAAAAAGGAAAAAATGAGCAGGTTAAAGTACTAAAAATACTGCTCAAAACGCTTTAAAATACACGAAAAATACTCCAAAAGTATTGTTTCAAAAATATCAGAAAAAGCATTGATATATACTACGTAATTTCAATAAATCATGATGTAAAATAACATAGGGTTATCTTACACGCATTTTATACGTTATGAAGGTCCGACAGAAGCCCTCATAACTACATACTAGATTATCTACATTCTAGATTAAAAGCGCATTCTAGATTATCTACAGTTCTAGTCAATTCTGTCAGATTCTGAATGAAAGGAAATGGCTGTTATGGGTTGGATTGGAATAAACAGGGATATCATCAACTCCAGCATATACAAAGATCATGGAGCAATGAGAGTCCTGCTTCATCTATTACTCACTGTAAACTACTCAGCCGTTGAATGGCAATCGATTGTGATTGACAGAGGCGAGACAGTCACATCGCTTAAAAGACTTTCTGAAGAACTCGGAATGTCAAAAAATACTCTTCTTAAATCATTATCAACACTTGAAGCTGCTGGAGAAATCTCAAAAGCAACTACCAGTAAGTACACTCTTTTAAGAGTAATAAACTATGATTACTGGACACACATGTTTGTATCAGATTCGGAAAATAACAAAAATAGCGGTTCAAAAAATGAACCACAAGGCAATGACTGCGGTTCAAAAAATGAACCGGTGGTGTTCAAAAATTGCACCACTGCGGTTCAGAATTTGAACCGTAGCGGTTCAAAAATTGAACACAATATAACAAAATACAAGAATAATACAAAAAAACAAAAACACTCTCAGGACGCGGAGCGTCCTAGTGAGAGAGAAATGTGTGATTTTCTGAAATCGAAAGGATTTGAAGAAGAAGTAGCAAAAGCGGCATTTCTTTCCTGTGATTCATTTGGCTTTGAGAAAATTGGTAACTGGAAAGCTTTCTGCTTAAAGGTTGCTAGAACAAAGCAGGCAGACATCAAACCTTTGCCTACCAAACCGAAGAGAAAGAAAGAGCACAAACATGTGACTGAGGAAGACAAGGCAGAGTTAATAAAGTTTATGGAAAGCCTAGGAGGAGATTTATAAAATCAATCATAAACAGTCAGGTTAAGAAAATGGACAGACCGGAAACGTTTGAAAAATTCATAGATGCATTATCAGCATCAGATGTATCGGGCAAGCTGAAAGTAATGCTGCTAAAAAAAGGGATTGATATGATTCAATCTGCAGAATGTATGCAGTATCTTCAGAGGCTCGATGATCTGGACAAGATGTGCATTCTAAATGTCTCAGAAGACAAGAAAAGAGGTGCCAGCGCATGATCAGCAATCTTCATTTTGAAAATCTAAGCGTAAATACAAATACAGTTCTCAGGCTGATCATAGCACAATGTGTCGGCAGAAGAGTGCCTCATTGTACTTTCTCAATGACAGCGTTAAGAGATAAAACTAATTTCTCAAAAGAAAGGATTCAAACAAGCCTTAAGCAGCTTGAGGATCTTGGGTATATCAACATAACAAGAGTGCCGTTGGGGGGGTACAGATACTACCTGGATGGCGAATCAATCGCTATCTATACAAATGAAGTCGAAAAGTATTCAGGCAGCACACGCTTTTAATTAATTCAAAAAAATAACAATAGTCTCAAGCTAAGTGACTTTGTTCGATATTTTACATGCACATCTCATGCGTGCAGCTGCTTTGAATAAATATTATTTAGGAGGAAAACATGGAAAAGGAAACAGCAATGGAGTGCCTTGATAGAATAATCGACAGACTGAGTGATGATCAGTTTGGATTTCTTATCGGAGCAATTGGCTATTTAAAGGATTACATCAATTCTAAGGAATAAATACTACGGCATCATGGTCTTTTTAAGCTTATAACATTTAGAAAGAGTACTTTCTTTATACTTCAGTATGGCCCTCTCATGACTGTGGTGCCGTAGCGATTTCTATTACATGCAATTTGAAAATAAACCAAACAGTGCTTCATGATTTCATGACTTCGTGAGAACACACCACATCTCTCTAATTTTGCTAAAACGAAATCATGAGCACTGGGAAGGTAGAAAGAAGGAATTGAAAATCAATTCGACAGAGTAAAGGAATTCTTTCTACTCTTCTAGAAAGGAGGAGCAATGAATTATCTGGTATTGATATTCATACTATTCATTGCGATATATGCATCATTATGAGCATGAAAAATTACACAAAATTGAAATATGACAGTTATAAAAAATATCTAAAGCTAGAACGAAGATTATATGACGGGTGGCATTGGATATTTAGATTTGACAACGGATATAGTGTCAGCGTTATTAAGCACGGCTTTTCGTATGGTGGCAGAATGGATCTATTTGAAGCGATACAATACAATACATATCGTTTCGAAGAAGGAAAGGTATTCGGTAGCTTAAGCAATGACGATGTGCTTGAACTTCTAAAAACTACCAAAGAATTAAAATAAGAAAGTGGGGAATAATTGTGAGCAATCATTTAAGAACATGCAGATATAATGATGAAAACTATCTTTTTCATTGTTTTGAATATCGTTCAAGCATAGTTCCGCCATCAATTGCAGTTGGTGGACATCCAGGAGGACAGGTAAGTAGACTATTCGCTCTAATCGAAGATGAAAAAGGCAATATCTTCCGAGTAGATCCTACAGCAATTGTTTTTACTGATAATGAATTTAGAAATTATTTTTTTCCGGAGCCAAAGAAATGAAACAGGAACAGATATGGAAGTTCTGGAAAAACGGCAGAAGAGAAGGAACTTTTTTTGAAGTTTCCAACACAGGCCATGTCTTAAAGCATTATAAAAATGGAACGACTAATATGTGCAGCCCATTCTTAAGAAAGCCACAGATAAGAATGGGGCATTCTCCAATACTTTACGTAAAAGTCGATAACAAAGATATGAATCTAGCTAGAATCGTATATGAGGTATGGCATGGGCCAATCTATAAAGACTGCAGAATCATCCATAAGGACGGCAACTACAAGAATAATCATCAGGCAAATCTTCTGATGGTAACAAATGAAGAAGCAGGAAGGATAGGCGCTTTAAGGCAGAGAAAAGGCAAGCCTATCTATAATGCTGAAACAGGTGATATATACAGGAGTTCAAGAGATGCTGCACTTAGAACATTTATATCACGTCAGACAGCTCTTGATTATGCAAATGGCAAAGTGTTCAGTCCGCTCATTCCGATGATGTTCGAAAAAGATATGAGAAAAGTGGCAGCTGCATATAAAAGAGTCAGCAATAGAGGAAGTTTCAACAAAAAGAACAAATTTGAAGTAATTGCGAATGCTCTTACTTATGAACAGTATGAAAAACTAATGGAAAATATTGAATTACTGTGTTGGGACGAAAAAGCAAAAGCATATTACTGAAAGGGGTTGTATTTATATGAAGTATATTATTGACAATATCAACAGAATGGCTGGAAAGTATACTCCTCATCAGGTCTTTGCTGACTGGGTGGAGATGTCAGCATTATCAATTGCACAGAGTATCGAACCAGTTGAAGAACGTGAAGAAGCTTTCTTCAGTATCGCAAGAAAATACAGTGAAGATGATTTCTTTACACTTGGATGCATGCTAGGACGTCTTTCTTTTCTTCTGGAGAACAGCCTAGATGATTATCTAGGGAAGATCTACATGGAATTAAGCACCGGAAATAGTCATACAGGTCAGTTCTTCACTCCATTTCATGTATGTGAGATGATGGCAGGCGTTGCGTTAGCTGACTATGATGGAGGAACTGAATATCTTAATGAGCCTTCTTCTGGTGGCGGTGCAAATATTCTTGCATATGCAAAGGTAATGAAAGAAAAAGGATATAACTATCAGCAGCTGCTAGAAGTGAAGGCACAGGACCTGGATTATAAATGCGTCTACATGACATATGTGCAGCTTTCACTGGCCGGAGTAAATGCAGAAGTTGTTCAAGGCAACAGCCTTGAAGGAAAGCATAATGTAGTGCTGCATACGCCTATGTATTTAATGAGAGGTGGTTTAAGTGTTAAAGGACGAAATAATCAATAGAGTATTAAACTCTATGAAAATGCTGGATGGAGAGGAACTGACGATGCTTCGAGGGGTATTGCTTGTAGCACTTGATGGTGTCGAAGTAATCAGAACAAAGAATCAAATATCTACGGAGGTATTGGATGATAACGAACTTATTCAGAGATTCCTTATCCAGAAGAAAATTGACGGATTATCAAAAAGAACCATCGATTATTATAGAGTAACACTTGAAAAATGGCTTCATTTCTACATCAAAAAAAGCGTTCTTGAATGGACTAGAGACGATGTGAGAATGCACTTTGCAAGAAGAATGATTGATTATCCTGATGTTTCTAAAGTGACTATAAATAATGACAGGAGAAACTTCTCGTCTTTCTTCACATGGCTCATGGATGAAGGATATCTAAGAAATGGCAATCCAATGAAAGCCATGAAGAAAATAAAAGTAGATAAAGTGATTAAGGAGCCAATTCCTGATGATCAGATTGAAGTGATGCGCGACAAGCTTGCAGAAAAGAAGAGCGCCAATAAAACAGGCACAAGATTGTGGCTGAAAGCAGTGAGAGACCAGGCGATTTTTGAATTACTGCTTACAACAGGGTGCAGAATCGGAGAATTGACTACTGCAAAAATAAAGGATTTAGATTTAGAACGTAAAGAAATTAAGGTATTTGGTAAAGGTGCAAAAGAAAGAGTGTGCTATCTTAATACTTTAAGTGTACTCAGGATGCAGCAGTGGCTTGAAGCTAGAAAAGACATAGAGAATGAATATATATTCGTTTCTTGTGATAGTGCTAATGGAAAAAAAGGAAACCATGCAAGACTGCAAATAAGCGGCGTAGAAATAAATATCAGAAAACTCGGAAGAGAATGTGGCTTCGAAAATATACATCCTCATAGATTTAGGAGGACTGCGGCAACCACCGCTTTAAGAAAAGGTATGCCAATTGAACAGGTACAGTTGATGTTAGGCCACGAGCAAATTGATACGACAATGATCTATGCGAAGACAGATACTAAGAGTGTGAAATACTCACATGATAAATATATGTAATGGATGGTGATTATATGAGTTACAGCATTGGTATTTATGTAAAGGTAGAAGGGTGTGATAAGTATGCATTGATTGCAGAGCCTTTCTATTCTTCTCCTACTTACAATCTAGGAAAGCTATTCAGAGCCAGTATGGATTGGAATTTTAAAAGTAGTGAATATTATAGATGTGATTATGTGATGGAACATATAGATAAAGGAATTAAAGAAATAGCATATAATTCTGATGAATATACAGAGTTGCTGCCCAGCAATGGCTGGGGAACAATGTCCAGTGCTCTAAATGCGTTGGATTCCATCAGAGAATGTATTCTAGAACAGGCTGAAGATATTCCGCTTGAATGTATGTATATGAAATGGGAGTGATTATAAATGTTAAATATTGAAGATTTCAAAGAAGAGATGCTCGAAAGAGATGGTTCTGCATTCGGTGTGGAAATTGGAACACATAAAGTTTTAGAGTGTGTTGGTTATTATTGTAACAATTGCTTATTTCATGGAAATTGTAGAAGGAAACGATGGAACTGGTTACTATCAGAAAAGAAAGATGTAATCGTGTTGCCTAAATTCGAACACAGCATTTTAGAATGGCTATATAACGAATGCTATGAATATATTGCTAGAGATAGAGATGGTGATTTGATAATATTTTGTTCTCAACCACATAAAATGAATGATTTATGGGACTGTGATGATGATTATTATTTTATTCCCATGTTCAATAAACTGTTTGAATTCATAAAGTGGGAAGATATTGCTCCTGTTAATATTGATAACTTGTTAAGTAATTGTGAGGTGCTTGAAAATGAACAGTGAAAAAAAATGTAATGAGCTTGTTAAATTAACTAAAAGTTTATATGAACTTCTTAAATTCGCTAAAAAGGCTGGATTTAATTATGCTGCTAGTTATGAATATGGTGTGATTTTTGTTAAAGACTTATCTGAATTTCTAAAATGTGAAGAGTATGAAGGAGAGTATGCATCAATTCAAGATATTTTGAATAACTATAAACCAACACGTCAAAAACTTATCACAAAGGAATGTTCATCAAATTGTGAGGCATGCAAACATAATTGTGTGGAGGATCTAATAAAATGTATAAAAGACCCAAAATAGAAGATTATATCCATGATCCTGATAGAAATGGGTCAGACGGATGCACCGTTGTGTTTTACCAGGATGAAGAGGAAGAATACTTAGAAGCACTTGAAAAATACTGCGATTTTCTTGAATCTATTGGTGGTGCTCAGGTTTTGTTAAGAGCTAGAGAAGAAGAAATTGAAGAACTGAGTAGATGTGTCAAAGCATACGATAATGATATTATTGATACTAGACATGCTTTATTTATGGCAATTGAAGATGCTACAGATGGTTTAGTGGATTGGAAGAAATATGTAGATAAGCGTAATGCACGTGAGTTATATGAAATATGTAAACTTTACTATACTGACATTAATACCTCAAATAGAGAAACAAAAGCAATGGTACTGTTCTACAACTTGCTAGCACAGGAGGAGTCAAAACAATGATTATAACAGATGATCTAGATGAATATGTAGCACTTAAGGGATTGATTAATTATTGTTCGCATGCGTATGACTCTGATTGTGGTTGTGGCGATTGCAAACTAGGAGGAGTATGTATTGTAACTATACGCAAATCGTCTTATAAGAATTTTAAAGTAAAATATGAGCCGCATTATGATGTTTCTGAAGAAACTCCAAGAGATTTAGAAGCCAAAACATTAGATGAATGAAAGAAAGACGGTGATAAAGTTGAACTTACTTTTTAAATATGCAATTACATACTTTTATAAAAGTGGATACATCTTCAAACTACATGCACAGAATAAAACCGAATTAGAAGTACTCAAAGAAGGATTCTATGAATGCAAAGATAAGTATCTTTATATTTCGCATGCAGTCGTCACTTACTGGATTACAGGAATCGTTGCAGATGTGTGGTTGTAGGAGGAGTGATCAGTGTCAAGGTTCATTGAAGTGTGGTCATTATTTAAATGTCCAGAAAAAAGAAGCGATTATTTTAAGATGAGAAGATACTTTTCTCTTATCAATTTAGATAACGTAACATATAGACTTGAAACTAGGAGAGGATACAAGTATAGCAAATGCATAGCATTCTATTTTAATGATGACAAGATATTTGAAGAAAGATATCTTGATGAAAACCTTGCCTTCAAAAGGCTTGACTATCTAAATGAATTCAATATTGATAAGGATTTGGATGGAGTAATTGAATTCGAAAACAAAAAGTATGATACTAAAGATATAGTAATGATTAAGCATACAGGTCCTTATAAGATTCATGCAGGTAAGACAAAAAACTTCTACAGGTTAAAGCTGCAAACAAAAGAGACATTTATAACTATAGTTAATGAAGGATTAACAGATGGATTTAATTTTATAAGCAGCATTCAAAGAAAATACATTAGATGATCATCAAGGAGGAATCAAATGAGTAGAGTCAAAGAGCAACTAGAAAATTATAGATTTCTAAAAGAGCGAGTTGAATACTTAGAAAATAGATTAGTAAATGTTAAAGCTATTAGTTATTCTTCTTATGGCTCTACTGGTATTCCTAAGACTAAACAGGATTTGATTCTTGAAAAGGATGAACTCATTAAAGAGATGGATGAGACTAGAAATCTTGTCTATTCAATTAAAGATACTAAGCATAGATGCATATTATGCTATCGCTATCTTGACGGCATGACTATTGAACAGGTAGCGGATGAGATGGATTATTCTACCAATCACGTGTGGAGAATGCTAAGAGATGCATTAAACGAGTTAGAAAATGCACATTAATGTAGATAAATGCAAGTAAATGATTAAAAATGTAGATTAATGTAGTTGAATGTTATGTTATCAGCACTATATAGTTAAAATGTAGAAATAGTTTGAGAGAGAACTATAATTCCAAAGCGCTCATAGTAGCGCTTTTTATTTTGCGAGGATTAAATATGGCACAGGGAATGAGAGGTCACTGGCATCAGTTTTATGAGGATCATTACGAGATTAAGTATGATGATGAACGTCATTGTGATAAGAAGATTGTGTTCTATCGCTGCATGATCTGCGGACGTGAACATGTTGACGTGTACTTCAGCAAGCATATAGATGCTAAACATAAGTCTACTAAAGCACTAGAAAAGAACAAAAGGAAACATCATGAGTAGAGGATACAGACCTGACCAGGATAACGCTGGTCATAGAAGACAGTTTCTTATTAATAAGAAAAAGATACTTGCTACACAGACAGTATGCGGTATATGCGGTAAGCCTGTTGACTTCACCAAGAAGTATCCTCACCCTATGTCTCCATGTATAGACCATATTATTCCAGTAGCTAAAGGAGGTCATCCGAGCGACATGGATAATCTTCAGCTTGCACATTGGATTTGTAACCGTGAAAAGAGTGACAAGCTTTTCAGACGAATAGAAGTAAAGAGAGACAGTCAGATAATGAACGACGATCTTCCTCATAAGGTAGATTGGACTACATATAAAGCATCTTAAGACCATTTTTATTGATGGTCTTTTTTGCTGCTAAAAATAGGGGCTATATGACCCTCTAAGTCCTGAAGACATAGAAGCACTTGTACTACGTGAATTTCTCGCTGACAAGGGTTTTGAAAATCTTGGGCACTAATTCTAAATCACTTCAAAGGCCTCTCAGAAAGGAAAAAAACAGGTAAAAAAGATATGAATTATAAAGGAATTGAATACTTGAGAGCGAAGCTTTCACACAAGAGAACAAAGGTACTTGAATGTTATAAGTATTATGACATGAAGGACAAGATGGACCCTTATCAGACCAACACCCTTCCTGAAAAGCTGAGAAGCATAAGCAAGAAGGTAGGATGGATTCCAAAGGCTGTTGATACATTATCCAACCGTCTACAGTTCAATGGATTCAGCGAAGACGATATCATGAACCTTGATAAGATCTTCAGAATGAATAATAGGGATGTGCTCTTTGATCAGATGTTCAAGGGCGCAATCATCTCTTCATGTGACTTTGTATATATATCAAAGAATGATGATGGCAGCGCTAGACTTCAGGTAATAGATGGATCCAATGCTACAGGTATATTAGATACATCTACTATGATGCTTACTGAAGGATATGCAGTACTTGAAAGAGATACTGAACTAGGTGAACCGCTAGTAGAAGCGTATTTCACCTCAGATTCAACAACATTCTACATTGAAGGTCAGCACGACCCCTCAATGGATATGGCTAATGTAGCGCCTTATCCACTTTTGGTACCTGTTATCTATAATCCGGATGCAACTAGACCATTTGGGCGTAGTCTCATATCAAAGTCGCTTATAAAGTATGTAGATGATGCTAAGGAAGCATTGAGACTCATGAGTGTAAGTTCCATGTTCTATTCATTCCCCCAGAAGTATGTTGCCGGATTAGATGATGAAGCAGAACAGTTCGATAAGTGGGGCGCCACAATGTCTTCAATGATTGCATTTACAAAGGACTCTGATGGAGGCACTCCGACAGTAGGACAGTTCAACCAGCAGTCAATGTCTCCATACAATGATGTGCTCAAGACTCTTGCTTCTATGTTTGCTGGAGAGACAGGGCTCACGTTGGATGATCTAGGATTTACTACGGAAAATCCATCCAGTGCTGAAGGAATTAAAGCATCTCATGAAAGTCTTAGACTGATGGCAAAGAGCGCACAGGACACATTCAGTGTAGGTATCATTAATACAGGATATCTGGCTAAATGTGTTGAGGACAATAAGTCATATAAGCGTACTGAATTTGCAAATATCGCCGTACGATGGAAGCCAGCGTTTGATGTTGATGCAACTATGCTTTCAGGTATTGGTGATGGCGTATCAAAAATTAATACAGCAATTTCTAACTACTTTGATAAGAGTACGCTTGAGGATCTAACAGGTATTAGTTCTTCTAATGATAGTACTCCTGCTTATCAAAAGCCTTTAGACATAGATGTAGATGATGGTGAAGAAGATGAACAGTGATGTATCCAAAGAACTGCTCAGAAAAATAAATAAAAGCTTCACTTTAAGTTATCAAAAGTCTGAGAAGGTAAGAAAACTATTATTAGCCATTAAAAGCAAAAATTGTGATTATCTCAAGGCAATGGAATATGCAGAAGAAGTCGGAAAGATTCTAGCTGAATCATATATGAAGAATCTCTCTTCAGATGTTCTTCCTGATGGCAAGATGTACTACGATATTGCGAGTGCAATACTAAATCCTACATTAGAGAATAACTATGGACTTATTTCCTCTTATGTATGTGGTGCAATGGATGTCATGAATGAAAAGGCAGGTATAAATGCTAAGGCAAGAAAACCCTCATACAACGCAGACAAGACATTAGGACTCATTAAAAAGGTATCTGAAGCAGAATATTTTGATGATGTAAAGAAATACTTAAATGAGCCTGTCATAACCAATGCATTATCGATTGTGGATGAAGGGGCTAGAGTCAATGCAGACCTTCACTATAGTATGGGGTATAATCCTGTCATTGTAAGAAGAGCATCCTTTGGATGCTGCAAGTGGTGCAGAGGTCTTGCAGGTGTGTATAATTATGATGAGGTCAAAGACAAAGGGAATGACGTATTCAGGAGACACGCCAATTGTAGATGCCAAGTTATTTATGACCCAAGGAACGGTGATGGGAAAGTTCAAGATGTCCATTCAAAAGAAATCATCGAATTAAATACATCTTCAAAGGTAAGAGAAGATATATTATCTGCAGAAGAAGTAATAGAAAAGGCAAAAAAATATGCCAATGACTTCATCAACGGAATAGATAAAATTGATTATACAACTGATAACCCATATTTTGATTATATTGTAAAAAAATTGAATTATAATGGATTGCCGCAATTAAAAAGTGCAAAAGAATTTGAAAAATCATCCAGCCAAAGTAAAATCGGTAAGATGTATAGGGCAATAAGTGGAGAAACAAAGGAAGATTCATTAAAATACGTCAATGAGTTGAAACATGGTAAGATGTATGCGGGCAAGCATTATGTTTATGGTAGTGGTATTTATTTTTCAAGAGACCCAAATGTAGTAGCAAAGTATAATAATCAAGGAGTCATTATCGAAGCTACGCTTGCTGAAGAATCAAGAATAGTTTACTATAATGATGTTTTAAGAGAGTATTGTGAAATTGGCGCAGATAAGATAAAAAATTCAAAATCCAAGGAACCTTGGCAATTTCTTATCTCAACAATAGGTGAATTTGCTGCACTAAAAGGCTATGATGCTATTGACATGAATGGTATGTTTGGTCAAAAACATATAATTGTTTTAAATAGGGGGATGCTAATAATCAATGAAAACTGAAGATGAATTAATGGAAGATGCAATAATGAGCTATTTCGCCGGAGGGCTAATGAATTACATAAAAAATTATTTTAATGCTTTGGGAGGATTTTTTCCAAAAGAAAAGGCTAACTATTCTATGCCAAATGAAGAGTATATTGAGGAAAATTGGGATGAAATTTATGATTGTCTTGTCAGCCTAACTCCTCCACGTAAATATCCAAAAGAATTAAAGGAAGTTGCAATTCAATATATGCCTTTATTCTTAGAGGATTGCCCATATTACAAAGAAGCTGAATGTTTAAAATTTTTTTGATAAACTCTAAATAAAGAATCCAGGAGGTGGTGTCAATTGATTGTGACACCTTTTTAATTACACAAAAGTAGGAGGTTAAAGGCACATGTCTAATAAGATAGGCAGACAGACTCCTACGAATAGTTACATTATCCCCTATAAGAGCACATTAGGGAATGAAGCTGTAGAACTATACAACAATACCACACGTAATGCGATGGAATGGCAGGAAATACAGATGATGGACATAATGGCTGTTGATGATGATGGTCAATGGGTTCATATAAAATACGGATATTCAATACCGAGACGTAACGGGAAGTCTGAAATCCTTGTCATGAGAGAATTGTGGGGTCTGCTGCATGGGGAAAAGATTCTACATACAGCACACCGTACAACTACATCGCATGCTTCGTGGGAGAAGCTTAAGCAGATGCTTGATGAGAATGATTATACTGAGGTAAAGAGAGCAGATAAGGAAAAGACCTATGAAAAGTCCTATACGGCTACAGCCCAGTTCGGACTGGAGACAATAAGAATTCTTGATGAAGGTGGGGGAAGTGCTTCCTTCAGAACTAGATCATCAAAAGGCGGACTTGGTGAAGGCTTTGACCTTCTCGTTGTGGATGAGGCTCAGGAATACACTGAAGACCAGCAGTCAGCACTTCAGTATGTAGTTACTTCATCAGAGAACCCTCAGACACTTATGTGTGGTACTCCACCAACTGCAGTATCTTCAGGTACTGTATTTGTTAATCTGAGAAGGGAATGCCTTTCAGGGGGTTCTGATACAAGCGGATGGGCTGAATGGTCTGTTGAACATATGTCCGATGTAAAAGACAGGGATATATGGTATGAGACAAACCCCTCACTAGGTCAGACACTGAAGGAGCGTTCTGTTGCAGCTGAAGATTCAAGTGATGAAATTGACTTCAATATACAGCGATTCGGTTTATGGCTTCAGTATAACCAGAAATCCGCAATATCAGAAAATGAGTGGAACGCTCTGAAAGTAGAGACTATTCCAGAGTTTAAAGGTCCTCTCTTTGTTGGTATTAAGTACGGTCACGATGGCAGTAATGTTTCTATGTCGGTCGCAGTCAAAACAAAAGATGACAATATACTAGTTGATGTCATTGGATGCAAGTCAATCCGTAAAGGAAACGGATGGATTATTGATTTTCTTAGACAGGCTGATATTGCCATGGTTACAGTAGACGGTGCGAACGGTCAGCAGATGCTTATAAATGAGCTTAAAGAGACCGGCATCAAATTAAAGGTGATCATGCCAAAGACTGCAGATATCATTGCGGCAGGCGCTTCATTTGAAAAGGCTCTGTATGCTTCAAAAATATGCCATTTTGGTCAGCCATCGCTTTCACAGTGCGTATCCAACTGTGAAAAGCGCACAATTGGAACAAATGGGGGATTCGGATACAAGTCAATCATTGAAGGGGTTGACATTTCTCTTCTTGAATCGGTAGTGCTGGCACACTGGCAGTGCTCTCTCAAGAAGGCAAGAAAGAAGCAGAAAGTACTTATTTAAAAATTACGTAACTATACGGAGAAATAGGAGAATATATATGAGTTTTACACCAATTAACACACAGGAAGAATTTGATGATGCAATCAAAGAAAGACTAGCTAGAGAAAAGAAAAAATATGAAGGATATATGTCACCTGATGATGTACAGGCACTCAAGGATACTTATTCAACTTCTAATTCTGAAGAATTGAAAAGCCTAAAAGATGAAAATACATCATTAAAGCAGCAGGTGGCAGGATTCAATAGAAAAGAACTTCTTAACAAGGTGGCTGCAGATAATAAGCTTCCTTCCTCAGCTGCACAGTTCTTAAAAGGAGAGACTGAAGAAGAGCTCAATGAATCTGCAAAGGCACTTGCTGAATTATTCCCAAAGCCTAGCAATGAGCCTCATACAAAAGCTCCTGAACCAACATCACCTACGGCAAACAATCAGCTTGGTGGCGAAATGTCCGGTGTTGAAAAGAAGTTCAGAGAAATGAATCCAGACTTAAAATTCTAAATTAAAAGGAGAATATACATATGGCACAAAATACAGAATTACAGGAAAGATATTCAAGCCTTGTATTGGCTAAACAGAGAAAGACATCAGTATTCGCTAAACTATTCAATAGAAACTATGATGGTACACCTACAGCAGGCGCTGTAAAAATCCCTGTAAGAGATACAGAAGTAGAAGTAAAGGATTATGATAAGACAAACGGAACTGATTTAACTACATCTACTACTTCTTATATCACACTTCCTATTGATCATGACGCCTCTGTAAACGAATTGATTGACAAGCATACAGCTGCAGCAGTTCCAGATAATCTAGTTGCGGAAAGATTAGATTCAGCCGGTTATTCAATGGCTGTTGAGACTGACACTAACTTAGGAAACGCCTTACTTGAATGTACTGCAATCAAGGACACTGCAGCATTAACACCAGAAACTGTTTACAAGGCTGTAATCGATGCTAGAACACAGGCAAGAAAGGCACATGTCAAAACATCAGAAATGTGGCTCACAGTCACTCCTGATGCGTACGGAGTATTATTACAGTGTCCGGAATTCATTAAGCCTTCTAACTTAGGTGACCAGGTGGTACAGGAAGGTGTAGTAGGCAGAATCGGCGGAATTAATATTTATGAAGTAGATAACTTATCAGATGATAAGGTAGACTTCATTCTAGGCAATAGAATCTTCTGCCACTACGTAGATGATTGGGCCGTTCCAGTTTCAGTAAATGATCTTGCTGATGGCAAACATATCGGTGCGTGTGCCGTTCAGGGTAGAAATGTATACGGATATAAGGTTTCAAAGCCTACTACTGTATTTGTTAGAAAACATGTATAAGGTGATGTAGATGGATATCTATGCATCAGTAGAAGATTATGAAAAGGTCTATAACACCGCTCTAAATAACGAACAGCATAAGCGCTTATTGATGCTCATTGAACTTGCTTCCTCTCTTTTACGAGAGGAGGCAAATAAAAGGAATATGAACCTGGGCGCTGTGATCAGTTCATCTGATGATAAGGCAAATGTTGCAAAAATGGTTGTTTTAGCATGCGTTCATCGTGTAATGTCCAAAGATGATGACCAGGATATGCCGCTTGAGCAGTTCTCACAGTCAGCGTTAGGTTATACATTCAGTGGTACATATGTTAATCCAGGCGATGATCTTTATTATTTAAGAAACGAGCTGAAACGAATGGGTATCATCAAGCAGAGATATGGAGCAATGGAAATATATGAGACTTAAAGGAATCACGATAACTGTATATCAGAAGAAGCCTACTGGCAGTGATGCGTTTGGGCATATGCATTATAAATATATTCCAGAACAGGTGGATGATGTTCTTGTAGCGCCAGTCAGCAGTTCTGAATTATCATCTAATCAGAACGTATCTATTGCTAAGACTCAGTATAATCTTGCCATCCCAAAAGGTGATATGCATGACTGGACAGACACTAAAGTAGAATTCTATGGCAAGACATGGAAGACGGTAGGTGAACCAGTAGAGGGGATTGAAGAGAACATACCTCTTCGATGGAATAAGAAAGTAGTGGTGGAAAGATATGAGTAATCATTATAAATTCGAACTGAATAAAGAGGGCGTAAGGCAGCTGCTAAGTGGCTCTAAAATGCAGAAAATCGTTTCTGCATATGGAGAAAGAGTACAGAAAGCGGCTGGAGAAGAGTATGCGATGGAAGTAAAAGCCAACAAGGACCGCTGCTTTGTGAAGGTAAGCCCTGCTACACCACATGCATACTATTCTGAAAGGAAGCACAATACGCTCCTTAAGGCGCTCGGTTCTGCAAGAGGTAAATAGACATGATCATAGAAACTTATATCATTGATTATCTTCAGAAGAAGACAGGAGTATCCTGCTATGCACAGTATGATGATGCATCTCAGGATACTTTTATTGTTGTCGAAAAAACAGGAGGATATACTGATAATTTCATCAGGCATGCAACTCTTGCAATACAGTCGTACGGTTCTTCGCTTTATGATGCTGCCCTTCTTAATGAGAAGGTAAAAGAAGCAATGGATAATGCTGCAGAATGCCCAAGAATCTCTGCAAGCAGACATAACAGCGATTATAACTATACCGATACAAGTACAAAGCATTACAGATACCAGGCAGTATATGACCTGGTTTTTTAATTATAAGGAGGAAATGATATGGCAAATGTAGATGCATCAAATGTAACAACAGGCAAGCCTAAGATTGGAGGCGCTGTCTGGTCGGCACCTGACGGTACTACTTTACCAACGAGTGCAGCTGCAGACCTTGATAAAGCATTCAAATCACTTGGATACTGCTCTGATGATGGTGTCAAGAATAAGGCATCTTCTTCAAGCGATTCAATCACTGCATGGGGTGGAGACACTGTACTTGATGTTGATAAGGACTTTTCAGATGAATTCAGTCTTACATTGATTGAATCATTAAATGTTGATGTATTGAAGGAAGTCTTTGGACAGAAACAAGTAACCGGTGATATTGAAACAGGAGTTACTGTAGATGTAAAAGCCAACACAAGGGGATATAGAGTACTTGTGATTGATATGATTCTTGCAGAAGGAACAGTATTGAAAAGAATTGTTGTTCCAGCATGCAAGCTTACAGAAGTTGGCGAAGTTACATACAAAGATGATGATGCTGTAGGGTATGACTGCACATTCAAGGCAAGACCTGATGGAAACGGATCATATCATAAGGAATACATCATGAAAAAAGGAGCATAACAGATGGAAGAGAAAATCAAAGGCACAACTGCATCAGGGTTTGTGTTCGAAGTCGATAAGCGTCTTATGGATGATTATGACTTCATTGAAAAAGTCAACAATATTGCTGAAACAGGGCTCGGAATGCCGGATTTAATTAAATATATGATTGGTGATGAAGGTTATAGAGCACTGAAAGAACACTGCAGAAGAAAGGACGGCTTTCTTTCTCTCAAGAGAATGCAGCATGAAATGAATGACATGATGTCAGTCAAAATTGATGATGGTACTGACTTAAAAAACTCGTAATCCTCGCAAACCTTTTGCGAGGCTATAAGCATCAGATTATATGTGATTTGGCTGAAACATATCACATATATAACTTCATGTCTTACAAGCCTTCTTACATCTATGTTCTTGTCAGCGGATTACGAAATGATTCAAGGCTTAAAATGGCAATGGAAGAACAGGATATAGATACTCAAACTATACTAAGTGCACTCGCTGTTGATTATCTGGCACTTCTTGCCTGGTCTAAGACTAAAGAAGCACAGAAAAATAGAAATCGTCCTGAATCAATATATGAAAAGCTGATGAATCCTGTAAAGAAAAAGCCAGCTAAAGGCTTTAATAACGCAGAAGAGTTTGAAAAAGCAAGAATGCAGATTTTGAAAGGGGGTGCTTAAATGGCTAAAAACGGTACAGATTTAGGCAAGGCTTACGTGCAGATCGTGCCTTCTGCTCAGGGCATTAAGGCATCAATCCAGGAGGTCATGGGAAAACCTCTTGAGGAACAGGCAGACAATAGTGGCAGCACCTTCGGAAGCATGCTCATCTCTAAAATCAAGGGTGCTATAACTATTGCTGGAATAGGAAAGTTTCTCAGCGCCTCACTGACAGAAGGAGGCGCGCTTCAGCAGTCCATAGGAGGCATTGAAACGCTTTTTGGCAATAGTGCAAATGTGATTAAAAAAGCAGCACAGACAGCATTTAAGGATGCAGGTGTTTCAGCAAATACCTATATGGAACAGACCACATCATTTGCAGCTTCACTTGTATCTTCATGCGGTGGAAATACTGCCAAGGCAGCGGAAATTGCGAAAAGGGCAATGGTTGACATGTCCGACAACGCAAACAAAATGGGGACTGATCTACAGGATATACAGAATGCCTATCAGGGTTTCGCAAAACAAAATTACACAATGCTAGACAATCTAAAGTTAGGGTATGGCGGAACCAAGACAGAAATGGCAAGACTTATAAAAGATGCGTCTACATATAAGGATTCCCAGGAAAAACTAAATGTATCAGTCAAAGACGGCGATATGTCATTTAGTAATATTGCGAATGCAATCTCTGTAGTACAGGACCATATGAAAATCAGCGGAACGACTGCAGAAAAAGCAAGTACTACTCTCACTGGTTCTTTTGGCATGGTCAAGGCGGCAGTACAGGACTTTTTGGGAGCTATGTCAACGGGTCAAAATGTCAAGAGTTCTGTTAAAAATTTAATCAGTTCACTAGGAATATTCGTTGGCAACAACCTTATTCCAATGCTGTTGAATATTACAAAGAGTTGTTATGCGGTTGTTACTGATGCGCTTAATAACATGCCAGGAATCCTTGATGCAGTTCAGAAATTTGCAACACAGATTGCTTCACAAGCGCCACAATTTATAAAGAGTGGCTTTGAAATGCTGAACAAGTTGGCAGATGGGGTTGTATCTGCACTTCCTGTCATGATTGCGAAAATTCCAACAATTATCAGCACATTCGCAAATATCATTAATGATAATGGGCCTACGATTCTCATGTGTGGTCTGAAGCTGATTGCTAAGCTTGCTTTAGGAATCATCCAGGCAATACCGACACTCATTGTCAATATTCCGAAGATCATTACAGCAATCGTGGATGTATGGAGCGCATTCAACTGGATCAATTTAGGTAAAATGGCCATCACTGGTCTAGGAAATGGAATCAAGGCATTATTCGGATTCCTTAAGGGTACAGGAAAAGAGGCATTAGATACGGTATTGATTAATATTCTAATGCTGCCTGAAAGACTGCGTGCACTTGGTGGCAAAGGTATCAGTGGATTAGTAAGCGGAATTAAATCACTATTCGGTGCTTTAGGCGGTGCTGCTAAAAAGATTTTTGAAATCATTGTAAAAGCACTTGCTTCGCTTCCTTCAAAGATGCTATCAATCGGAAAGAATATTATCGAAGGTATCTGGAAGGGTATATGGAGCATGGGTGCATGGATTACTAAGAAGATTGGAGACTTTGCCGGCGGTATCGTCAAAAGCTTTAAGGGATTCCTTGGTATCCACTCTCCTTCTAGGATCATGAGGGATATGGTCGGCAGATTCATCGGTGAAGGTATTGGTGTCGGAATTCTAGGTTCATTTGATACCGTCAGAAAGGATATAGCAGCATTCAATGATTCGCTTATTGATGAATTCAATAAATCTGACAGCTTTGGTGCTTCAATGACATTCAGTGCTGTAAGAGAAGTCAAGATGCAGCTAATCAATGAAGGATTTGAAAAACCACATTCTGAAGATAGAAAAGGTGATATCTATCAGACTATCAATATTACAGCACCTGATGCTGTAGATCCTTCAGAAGTATCAAGACAGACAAGAAATGCAAATAGAGAATTGATTCAGAGACTGAAAGGAGCGTGATGATTCTTGGAGGAAAAGGAATATAGGACAATCACCTGTACTAATTCAAATGGATATTCAATAATCTTCACTGAGACATCACTGTCTCCTTTTGTAATTACTGACTGTGATGGATTATATGACTCAACATATACAGTTAATCTACAGGAGAATGGTAATTCTGACGGTGCATCAATATTAGGACGCACAATGAAGTACAGAAACATCGTGTTAGAAGTTGTTGATAATGAGCGCTATGCCAATCATAGAGAGATGCTTGACAGACTTTTCTCTCTTGATGGCACGCTTGAATATGATGATGGTGTTCATAAGAGAAAGATTGACTACACTGTAGAAAAGGTAACAGGAACGGATGGCACATTCTATAAACGCACTCATCAGATATCACTGATATGTGCGAATCCCTATTTTACGGATATAGAAGACAACAGTATTGCAATGTCAACAGTCATTCCACTATTTGAGTTTCCTCATGAGTTTAAAACGGAGGAAATATCAAGAATAGAAATAGTACAGAATCTAGAGATAGATAATCAGAACGGTTCTGAAACTGGCATGAACATTACTATTGAGGCTATAGGAAGTGTCTTAAATCCTTCGATTTCAATACAGGAATCAGGGGAGCACATGACTGTAGGCATTTCTGGTAAAAAGGATTTTACATTAGAAAGCGGTCAGAAGCTTATTATCACAACCCTTGTAGATGATTGTCATATCTATCTTTTAAAGGATAGAAAAAAAGAAGAAGTAAATATGTATCTTCCTACATCTGCAGACTTTATAAGACTGCAGCCGGGAATTAATCATATAGGATATACTGCAGAATCAGGGGCAGAGAATATGGCTGTATCAATTTCATTTAAAAGAAACTATGTGGAGGCCTAATTTATGATCATAAGAATCTATGATGGAAATATGAACTTTCTAGGTCAGATTGAAAATGTTTTCTCTCTCCAGTGGATGCGTAAATATAACTCATGTGGTGAATTTGAGGCACATGTTCCAGTGACTGCATATAATGTGCAGCTGCTGAAACTTGAGAATCTTTTCTATCTGAAGGGCAAGAAGGAATGCGGAATCATTGAGAGTATTACAATATCTTATGAGAAATCGAAGAAAGAGATTACCGTCAAAGGAAGATTCGCATCATCTTATTTTTATAGAAGAATCATTAAGGGAACATACAACTTTAATGGCCGTGTAGAAACCTCTATGAGAGAACTTGTATCAAAGGCAGCAATTCCAGGAGTAATGTTAGGCCCTGATAATGGATATACTGAAAGAATCACTTATCAGGCAACCTATAAAAATATACTTACGTACATAGAGAAGCTTTCTCAGGCTTCAGATATAGGTTTTCGTTTAAGGCCTGACTTCGATGAAAAGAAATGGATATTCGAAACATACAAGGGTGTTGATAGATCCGATAGCCAGTATGATATATCACGTGTCATCTTCTCACAGAAGAACGGAGATATTGAAAAAGCGACATATAGTGCTAATTCAAAGACATATGCAAATGTGTGCTATGTTGGAGGCCAAGGTGAAGGTTCAGCTAGACAGATAGAGATAACAGGCAGTACCTCTGTATCTGGACTGGAAAGAAGAGAGATTTTTATCAATGGGTCTGATATTTCAAAAGAAAACATCAGCGACCTTGCTTATAAGCAAGCACTCATTGAAAGAGGAAATACAACACTTAACAGCAATATGCTTGCTGAAACATTAGAGAAGGAAGATAAGATCAGAGGGAATTATAACTATCCTTCTGATTATGATCTTGGCGATATAGTCACAAATAGGTTTGAATATTGGGGAATGACCTCAAATGATAGAGTGACGGAGGTTAATGAGGTATACGAGCATGGAGTAATGAAGGCAGTGCCTACGTTTGGTACACCTCTTCCGTCAACGATAGATTGGAGTGATAATATTTAATGGCTGATACAATTACAGATGAATATGGCTATCCATTTGACTCACTGAATGGAGATAGAAAGATGTCTGCAGCATCGTGGCGTAAAATGCTGAGCGAATTATTTACAGATGGCATCTGCTCAACAGATGATTTTCATGTACAGGCTAACAACAGCATGCATATTACAGTGAGTTCAGGAAATGCCTTTATTAGAGGTGCTTTCTTCCCTTCTTCTGAAGAGAATACACTTAATATCGATAGTTCTGAAGGCACCTATGATAGATATGATGCAATTTCACTAGAATTCAATGCATCCGAAAGAAGAGTATCCTTGAAAGTTATAAAGGGAGGTACTGATGGGAAATGGCCTTCCCCAAAAAGGACTGATTCCATCTATCAGCTCTTTGTTGCTATAATTCATGTCCGCAAAGGAATTACATCTCTAGTACAGAATGACGTGAATGATACAAGAGGGGATTCGTGGTATTGTGGCTACGTTACTTCGACCGGGTCACAAGAAAGATTCGATAATGAACTTGCTGATTTGAAGACAAAATACAATGAAATAGCAACTGGACGAGCAGTAACGCATAAAGATACTATTGACGTCAAGAACGGTATTACGTTAGAAGCTAGATGGAATGACACTTATATAGAATTCTGCTGGTATGGCACACTCACCAGTGCATGGAACATGACTGGTGGCGCCGATGGTGAAAAGTTCGGTAATGATTCAACAATGCGTTCTGTTCTAGCGATGCATACTGCATTTATGTTCAATATTTTTGTTAGTCCAGACTGCCCGATCATGTTCAAGTATGATAGAAACAAAAACGGTTTCAGTGTATTCTCTATGAAGAATTGCACTGTTCCTAAAGGAACATGGCTCTCAGGTAGCCACATGATGCTCAGATAGGAGGCGATGCATATGATTAGAGGTACTACTGCCACATTAATATGTACACTTCCATTTGAAGTGAATACTCTCCAGTATGCCTACTTCACTATCATGCAAGACAATAGAATTATTATTGATAGACAGATAGAATGCAGCAGCCTAAGCGGTGACAAGATAGAAGTGCATCTGTCACAGGAGGATACTCTGAAGCTTAAAGAAAAACATCAGGCTGAGATTCAGCTGCGTGCGATTACGGCTGATGGAGAAGCAGTTGCATCTAATATCATCACTACATATGTTGAAAGAATATTAAAAGATGGAGTGATCTGATGTGCGCCTTAAACTAGAGTTCAAGTCAAAAGACATACCTCTAAGATTCGTCATAAGAGATATGTCTTTTCGTGCTGATATGAAGATATGTTCTGAAGAGTTCAAACTTGATATAAAAAACTATCAGGGCATAAAGAATGCTGATGTCTATACCGGTGCTTATACAGTAACACCTAAAGATATAGCTCAGCAGCTTAAGACAAAAAATAAACTTCTCAATAAAGATGTAATGGTTAAAAAAATCCCCTTCTTCGAGACATCAAACGATGAAGGGGGCAATACAGTATACATAGGAAAGGAATTATAACATGGCAGAAACTAAACATATAAATAAGGTCGTCTATGGTGGCAAGACATTAATCGACTTGACAGGTGATACTGCGACAGCAGACAAAGTATTGAAGGATCTAACATTTCATGATAAGACCGGTGCCACGGTCACTGGTACTTGTACATTTGATGTAGATTCTGGTGATGCGACTGTGGCAGTTGCTGAAATGCTAGCTGGAAAGACTGCTTACGCTAGAGGTACTAAATTAACAGGTACTATGAGGAACAATGGTTCTGTTAAAGGAAGCCTCACAACCAAGGCACAGGTATACACGATTCCACAGGGGTTCCACGATGGTTCAGGCAATGTTCAGATTGCGACTGCAGAACAAGCTAAGATCATTCCGGCTAATATTCGTGATGGAGTTACTATCTTAGGAATCAAAGGTACTATGTCAGGGACTGAAGGTGCTAAACCTCAGCAGAAGACAGTGACACCAAGCACCGCTACACAGACGATAATGCCAGATACTGGATACAACTATTTATCACAGGTTACTGTTAATCCGATTCCATACGCAGAAAGTGAGAATTCTGCCGGCGGAACTACAGTAACAATCGCATAGGAGTGTTTATATGAGCATTAATAAGGTCATATACAACGGCAAGACATTGATTGATATATCAGACAGTACAGTAACTGATGATAACATTGAAGAAGGGTTGATTGCCTATTCAGGCGACGGGAAAAGGGTGGTAGGAACTAAGATGAATCTAGAAGACAGAAGCAAAAGAAAACTGATTTTTATTGGTGATAGCTACGGAGACGGATATACACCTGACGGAAGTTATACGGGGTGGTGCGACAGACTTAAAAGTAAGTTGGTTAATTGTCACTTTACTGCAGGTAATATATATATCAATCATAAAGGTGGTGCATCCTTTTCTAATTCTTCTAATAGTTTTCTGACACTTCTCAAAGGTGTGGAGTCTCAGGTGGGTAATAAGAAGATGGTAACAGATGTGCTGATTGGCGGTGGCTATAACGAACTGGCTTATAGTGATAAGACCGATACTGTTAAATCCAATATCAATACATTGATTTCATATGTACAGAGTACATATCCAAATGCAGTTGTTCACTTTGCGCCTTTTGGGGTTGCATTTAAAGATAGGAATAATCAGTTTAAATTAAGATATAAATTGATGCCAGCATACACATCAAAAGCGTGCTATACAAATCAGCCTTTTATGTTAGTACCGGGTGCCGAGAACATCCTGTCTTTTGAAAATATGATGAGTTCGGATGGAATCCATCCAAACGAGTGGGGATTAGAAAACATTGCCGAGTATCTAAAAGGATATATTCTAGGCACAGGCAGCAGTGCAATAGATAAGAGACAATTGAGCGTGAGTCTGAACGGCGGCACATTTACAGGTACTATGTATGGACAGTGCCTAGGTGATATTAATATCTATAGAATCATGTTTAATTCATCGGTTAAGAATCTTAACTCCAATGGAGTAAATGGGTTCAAATTATATAGTCCTCGTATTGGTGATGCATTTCCTTGGCGTGCTCCTAACATGGGATATACAGACGCCAATGCAATCATACAGGCTAACGGTGGATTCTTCGACGTTCCTGTCAAATTCAATGTAAACAACAGCAATGAACTATATATGCAGTTCAAGCAGTGTAACTCTGCTCACAACAATTATCAGAGTTATTCAAATATCACTCAGATACAGCTAGACGCATGGATCATTGCAGAAAATATGTAAATAAAGAGGTAATAGAATGAAATTATACGACACATCGTTAAAATACATGGATGCGATCAACGCATTAGGGGGCACTATCGTGGCAGTATTAACTGCTGTGTTCGGGACTCACTGGCTTTTATTTGTTGGGTTTCTAGTTCTCAACGTGATTGATTACATTACTGGAGTAAGAAAATCACGACTAACAGGCAAAGACAACAGCGCCAAGGGAGTGCGAGGTGTTTGGAAAAAGTTAGGCTATTGGCTTATGGTTTTGGTTGCCTTTCTTGCTTCTGCTATCTTTATCGAGATTGGTAAGACTTTAGGGATTGACTTATCTGTAACTGCTTATATTGGTTGGTTTACAATCGCATCATTAATTATTAATGAGTTACGCAGCATCTTAGAAAACTTTGTTGAATCAGGTGATAATGTGCCAAAAGTCTTAACAAAAGGATTAGAAGTTGCAGAAAATGCTATCAATAAAGGAGAATAATTATGGCGAGTTATTTTAATCTAACACTTGATACTCTTGCACCGCAAGGGTTGACCATCAAGTTAAATAATGGCTCTCAGTACACTACATCTAAATCAGTTACATTAAGTATAGCTTTAACTGATGCATCTACTGCCGGCTATCAAATGAAGGTGTGGGGTATCAATGGGGCAGAACTTGAATCAAACGCATCCTGGGAGACTTTTGCTACTTCCAAGAGCATCACTTTATTGAACAATGATGGGCTCAAGACTGTATACGTAAAAGTACGTGATGATGTCTGCAATGAGACTGCTGCAGCATCTGCTACAATCACATTAGATACTTCGGTACCAGCCGTTACTATCATTGGACCAGACGTCTCAAGAATTTCTAAGACAGCACCTAAAAACGTTGCTACATTCAGTTTCACTTCAGATGTTGCTTTCACTGAATATAAGATTAAGGTTGTACCATCTAAATCATCACTACATGATGCTGGTACATTAATCGGAACTGCAAACGGCTCTACAAATATGAATGCAACAGGTACATTTAAGGCTAGCACGGCTATTTCTTGCAAGATTTACGGTAAAGACCTTGAAGCTGCTTCAAGTGGTGATGGTGAGAAGATCATCAAGGTATTCGTTAAGAATGCACACGGTACTTGGTCAGTAGCATAACGATATGGAATATACAGTAACCGCAGAAGCCACAATGCCTAAAATTCATATTTCTGGGAGTGGACACAATAAAGAGAAGGTGACGTGGACTGTCCCTTCTCTTCCTTCAAATGCAATAGTCATTAATGTTAGATTTACGGGAGTGTTTAACTGTTATTATACGTATAAAAATGCGGTTAAATTTTCCGTGAATGGTGGTGTGAATCATAATAAGACCGCTAATGAAACTATTGATCTAGGTACATTACTTGATGGTTCGGTAGAATGTGACGCTTGGGGTACTTCTTTCGCATCGGTTGGTGATGTATGGCTTACTGATGGTCTTATTACAGTCACTTACAGACTGGCCATGGCGCCTATTGTAACGATTGACAGTATTGACAAGTATCGAATATCTAGAATGTTAGGCATTAATGAGTGTATATGCAGATTTCATTGCGATATTGATGTGACAGAATGGGAAGCACGCGCAACTCGTGAAGGTGAAGCATCTGGTAGAGGGATAGGATTGCTTGTTGAAAATGGAACCAATCTCAAAACAGGCACCACGGGGCTAGTAAGTGTCCTGGATTCTGAATTGTCAAAGGGCGATGGAGAATATCTAATTAGAATTTATGCAAAATCCACAGATGGAGTGTGGTCAGGATGAGTAGAGGATGGTTCACCCTTTATCTTTATTCAGGGCCAGATGAAGCACAATCCACTGAAGTAGATATAGAAGTCTCTCATACTGTAGATGTGGATATTAGCAAGTATACACATGCTAATGCTTCAATAGATGCTGATCATGGGAATATCAATATAGCTGCACAAACTGCATTAGATGCTGAAATTGAAGTAAGCAACATAATGCATATAGATATCGGAAAGGTTTCGCCTTTTGAATTTGAAGGAGATGAATAAATGAATTGCAACAAGCGTGATATAGATGTGATTGAAGGAACTACACATCTTATCAGATTTTCGTGCTCGTCTGATGGCGAGCCTTTTAATTTCAATGAATATAAGGCGCTTCTTGTTATTATCGATGGTGATGAGATAAGAAGAAAAGAAACAACCATAAAGGATAATGTCATCACTGCACGAATAGATCCCACAGATACACTAGGCAGAAGTAGAAACGAGCTTTCTTATGAATGCCGTGCTTTTTCAAGTGCTGGAGATGTTTTTCATATCTCTTTAGGAGATATCAATGTAATCAAGGCAAAAGCGCCAATTATAAAATATGAGGTATAACAAATGAAAATCTTTATTTCACAACCTATGAAAGATCTGTCTGAAGAAGAAATCAGACATAATAGAATGAAAGCAGTCAAAAAAATTAAAAGTCTCTATGGTGATGATGTTGAAATTATTGATAGTTATATTGATTGTGGAGACACTCCTTTGTGGTGCCTTGGAAAATCTATTGAATTATTATCAACTGCCGATGTGGCTTACTTTTTAAAAGGCTGGAATACTGCACGAGGATGCAGAATCGAATATATGTGTGCTGATAATTATGGAATTGGCGCATATTTTGAGGAGGATTAATTATGAATTTTAACATTCACGGTGGACATAGTTTAAAATGTCGTGGAGCAAGTGGCTTACTTGACGAGGTCAACGAAGACAGAGCAGTCAAGAACAAGGTCATTGAATTATTAAGAAATGAAGGACACACAGTCTATGACTGTACAGATGATAACGGAAAAGACCAGAATTCAAATCTTAAAGCAATTGTAAGTAAGTGTAATGATCATAAGGTTAACTTAGATGTTTCTATTCATCTCAACGCTGGAGGCGGAACAGGTACAGAGGTATATGTCTATAGCGACAAATCAAAAGCCAAAGATGAAGCTGAAAGAATCGCCAAGAACATTTCTAACACCCTAGGTATTAGAAATAGAGGTGTTAAGGTTTCTAAAAACCTTTATGTAATTAGAAAGACTAATTCTCCAGCACTACTTGTTGAGTGCTGCTTTGTTGACAATGCCACAGATAAGGCTCATTGGAACGCTGACAAGTGCGCAAAGGCAATTGTAGAAGGTATATTAAATAAGAGTGTCAATAAACACGTTGAAACTCCTACACCTAAGCCACAGAGTAACGCATCTAGCACTTTAGGTACTTATATGATTACTGCTAGTGATTTAAGTGTCAGAACAGGACCAGGAGCTAACTATAGAAGGAAGACATATGAGGAATTAACTAAGAACGCTAAGGCTCACGATTACGATAAGGATGGCTGTATTAATTACGGAACTCATGTTACTGTATCTAAATTCGATGGAGATTGGGCGAAGATTCCTAGTGGTTGGGTTGCTAAAAGATATTTGAAAAAAGTCTAA